TTCGTCTATTTCCCTATCCCCACCAACGCCAGCAAGGGTTTTAGGGGATGAACTGAAACGGTTTGAGTTTGTCAGCGAAAAGCCGCGCTTAGAAACGACCGCGCACAGTGGTTGTTTAGATCACTCTCAAGAGATCGCAGATTTTGCGGAAAAGATACTCGGCGTTACTTTGATGAAATGGCAGCGGCGAATACTTGCCGGCATGACGGCTTACAACGTGGTGGATGGTAAAGAGGTTTGGGTGCATCGAGTTGGCTATTTGTCGGTGGCCAGACAAAATGGGAAAACGCGCGGCTGTCTTGCACCGCTTATTGGCTGGTGGTTGGCTACTCAAGGCGCTGCACGCGGTGAGCCACAGTTAGTGATGTCGGTGGCGCACAAACTTGATTTGGCAACAGTGCTCTTTAATTATCTTGCGCCAATTCTTGAGGCCAAGTTTGGTGCAACGGTGATCTGGTCTTATGGCCGTCAAGTGTTGACAATGCCAGACGGCTCGCAGTGGATGCCACGTGCAGCCACGCCGGGTGTTGGTCACGGGTACACCTGTGATCTGGTGGCAATTGATGAGTGGTGGGCAGTAAGTGCCGAATCCATAGATAGCGGTTTGATGCCAACTATGAGAACACGCAAAAATTGTTTGCTGGCAGGATTTAGCACGGCTGGCGATGCGTCATCAAAATCCATGCTGAGGTGGCGAGCACAAGGCTTGCGCGCAATTGACTCAGGCAAAAACACCTCGCTCTACTTTGCCGAGTTCAGCCCACCGATCATGGACTACATGACACCAGCCGCATGGGTGTTTAGTAACCCGGCACTTGCTGAGGGATTACTAGATATGGCCGTGATCGAGGCTGAGGCACAATCACCAGACCGCAATAGTTTCTTAAGAGCCTCAGTTAACATTTTCGTGCAATCTCAACACTCATGGATTGAGCCGGGCCAATTCACTGATCTAGCCAACGATCTACCAATGCCCAATGGTGGTGTGCTTGCCATTGAGTCTGCCGTAGATGACTCACGATATGTGGGTGTGCGCGCCGTACAAGACGGCCTGTACACACGTTGCCGCATTGTGTTTGTGGCAGACACCATTAGAGAGATGTGGGAATATGTCGCAGCCGAGATTGAGCAATCACCAATGCTCAAACTGGCGTTAGTGCCGTCAATAGATTTGCATTGCCCGCCGATCTACGCGCACCGCAAAACTGTCGTTGGCCATCGTGAGGTAGTCAAATGGACTGGTGCAGTACGAGCGCTGATCACAGAGAAACGAATAACGCACGCAGGGCAAGCGCAATTGATTGATCAAGTTGAGCGCGCTGTAGCAATCAAACACAACGGTGTACTCACATTGTCAAGCACCAGATCACCGGGCGATATCTCAGCGTGTCGAGCAATGGTGTTTGCTGTCGCTCTGGCCTCAAAACCTATCTTTGCAAACAAGCCCACGATCATCAGCGTTTAGCCTCTAATGTGTGATATGGCATCGGCCTGATGCTTGCTTATCGTCGGGATACCGCATCGCATACCGGGCCGATGCCACCACCAACAAGGCAGATTGTGACACACTAAGAGCATGGCGATATTCTCTAAAACTAAAGCGGCAATCTCACCGCCACCAGCAATTGGTGCATCAATGTTTAGCGGTTACGGTGGCGGCAACGCTGGCGCAAGTTTGATTGGTGAATACGCATTTTATTTTGAGGGCCCGGCAAGAAACGCCGCGCAATCTGTACCAGCGATTAGTCGCTCAAGAGATTTGTTGGCATCAACTATTGGTTGCATGAAATTGCGTCAATACTCAGAAATGTGGAACGGCACAGAAATGGAGAAAATGCCTCAGCCACCAGCGAGTTGGTTACGCCAAATTGACCCTGCCGTTAGTAACAACTTTTTATTTAGTTGGTTAGTAGATGACCTATTTTATTTTGGGCGAGCAATGCTCTACATCGAGTCGCGCTATCCAAATGGCCTGCCAAAAACAATGACCAGAATACCAATCTCAATGGTGAGCACACTTGATCAAGTTGGCCCGGTCTTTTTTGCGCCATCCAAACAAATAATGTTTCAGGGTGCACCACTCAGATCAGAGGATGTTGTGCAAATCTTGAGTGGCATACAAGGCATTGTGTACTCAAGTGAGCAGACAATTGCGACCACTCGCAAACTTGAGGCTGCACGTCACCGTAACGCATCTAGTGCAATTCCAGCCGGAGTATTGCAAGTGCAGGCAGGGTCAGAGCCACTTTCCAGTACCGAACTCGCAGACTTGGCAGCATCGTTTAACGCAGCGCGCGCCACTAATCAAACGGCAGCGCTCTCGCCGGAGGTGCATTATCTGGAGACACAAACCTCACCAGACAAAATGCTTTTAATTGATGCCTCAGAGTTTCAGTTAAAAGAGTGCGCCAATTTGTGCGGTGTGCCACCATATTTGCTTGGCGCATCTGTAGGCAGTTACGCCTACACCAGTGCAGCAGAGGCACGCAATGTGCTCTGGACATTTGGCGCTCGACCATTTGCAGACGCAATTGCATCAGCGCTCTCAATGTGTTTGCCTCAAAATGAGTACGTTGAGTTTGATGTTGATGATTACCTTGCAGGCGATTACTCAGCAGACGCAGACGCAAGAAACGAAATGATGAGCAATCCCACACCTAGAACAATGCCGGGAGTAATATCACCATCATGATCAGACTTGAGGCCAGCCCATTTACCGTAGATGCAGCAGCACCAGACGGCGCACCATCACGCACCATCAGTGGCATTGCGGTCACATACAACACACCAGCCACCGTTGCAGACGGCACGCAAGTGATGTTTCTGCCCGGCTCGCTACCAACCACTGGCCGTAGCCCAAAACTCTTTAATCAACACAATGCAGAGCAAATCATTGGCATTGTCAACAACCGCCAAGACACCGATCAAGGGATGCTATTCAGCGCCAAGATTGCACCAACCGTGCTTGGCAACGAGATTTTAACCCTATGCGGCATGGGCATTATTGATGGCGTTTCCGTTGGTGTGACACCTACAAAGTGGCATTTTAACGATCAGCACATCATGGTGATTGAGGAGTGCAAGTGGTCAGAATTATCTACCGTCAGCGAGGGAGCATTTGCTGGCGCGCTGATCACAGAGGTGGCGGCGAGTATCCCACAAGATGAGCCAGAAATAAGTACTATAGAAACAGAACCCACAGAGGAGACAGAACCTATGAGCGAAGTAACAGCAACACCAGTCGAGGCAGCACCAGCACCACAGCAATTGTGGGCCGAGCCAGCACGCGAGTTTCGTATGCCAACACCGGGCGAATACATGGCCGCCTACCACATCGGTGGTGCAACATTTGCAAAAGTGAACTCTGCATACAAAATTGCAGCCGACAAACAAAAGAGCGCATTTGAGTTTGCCGCAACTGATACCGCCGATTTTCCGGGCGCATTGCCATTGCCAGTAGTCGCGCCAGTGGTACAAAATCTGAACTACATCAGGCCGTTCGTGACAGCACTTGGTGCACGCGCATTACCTAATGGCAACGGTTTCAGTTTTATCAGACCAACCATCACAACTCACACGTCAGCAGGAGTGCAAGCAACAGAGAACACCGATCTCTCGTCAACCACAATGGTTGTTGCAGCGAACTCAGTTGATCGAGTGACCGTAGGCGGCAGCGCCGTTTTGAGTATGCAGTTGATCGATTTCACAGACCCTGCCGCGCTCAATGTTGTATTGACCGATTTACTTGGGCAGTACATGTTGGCCACCGACAATTATGCGTGTACCGAACTAGATGCCGCATCAACAACATCTGGTAACTGGGATGGCGTTAGCGCAGCAGGCTTGCTCACAAGTTTGTACACCGCTGCCTATGACGCATCAGTTGGCACAAACTTTTTCGTAGACACTCTGGTGCTCTCCGTTAACCAATGGAAATATCTTGGCCAACTTGTAGATGACCAAAACCGCCCAGTGTTTCCAGCAATTGGTGCACCGGGATTGCTCGGCATGAACACGCTTGGCGCAGGCTCGGCAGCACAATGGTCTGGTCAAAACCCACTCGGCCTCACAACCGTTGTGGACAGCCAACTTGACATTGTGGATAACACCAAACTGTACGTGATGAACGCATCACGCTCGTTCGAATTTTATGAAAACATGCGCGGTTTAATGACCGTAGAGGTACCTGCAAAAGCCTCTCGCGAATTTTCGTACTCAGGAACCGTGGCTGTGTTTCCAGCGATTCCAGACATGATTCGCTCAATCACCAACACAGACTAAGCGAGAGGCGGCGTAACCGCCATGAGTACTTACACGATCACCAGCAAACAGTTGCTAGACAACTATGCGGTAGTGCAAACGCTTGAGCCAACAGAGATCGCTATTGGTGAAAGTATCACTATCGCATCAGTTGCCGTACCGTTTAACGGCTCGTTTCAGGTGCAGAACTTGCCACAGTATTTATACATTGGTATCAACTCGCAAGGTTTCCCGATGTATGACACGAACGTGCCGCTACCTAATCAAGTTATGTACCGGTGCACAGGTGATGATGTTGAGCGCGTAGCAACTACCACTGGCACGATTACTTACAATCAGGTGTGCACATGGGTATCTGCAACAGATGTCGAGGATTGGCTAGGCATTGGAACAGCCACCGCAGCAGATGCCACGTTTCTCACGTTGTGTGCGGCAGCCGCATCAGCATTTTGTCATCTCAGACGGCAAGAGGCTGGCTACCACGACTCACTAACAGTGCTGCCATCAACGGCCGTAGGTCTTGGAACACGCGCCTATGGCGGTTTCTTGTACCGTCAAAGAGGGTCGGTTTCAGATTATGCAATGATGGATGGCATGGTCTCTGGTGGGTCTAACGGCCTTAGCCCAATGATCAAACAATTGCTAGGTGTCAACCGCGCACAGGTTGCTTGATGCCCACACCAGTTGCCTACACCGATTTATTTAACGTGGCACTTGACAATCTTGCAGCCAAACTTGGCACGATCACTGGCCTTGCCGTAATTACTGACCCACGCAACATCTCGCCACCGTGCGTGTTTATTGATGCACCATCGTTTACAGGTTTTAGCCGGGCAGTGTTCACTCTCTCGTATCCGGTCAGGTTGCTTACTCTTGGGCCGGGCAACTTAGACGCGCAGCGCAGCCTTATGAACTTGGCAGCAAAAGTGGTCAGCGCACAGATCGGCGTTACCGATGGCAGGCCAACTATTGCCATCATCGGTGGCAGCGAGTTAGCAGCGTATGATCTAAACATCAATGTGCAGGCACAAAGTTAGGACTAAACATGGCATACGTTATTGCATCTCCAAGACTCGGCACAGTAGGCGATACCTATGAGCCTGCCGATGGCATCAACATTGAGGCGCTAATTGAGGGTGGGTTTATCAAATCCACCAGCAAGAGCACAAAATCTGATAAACCTAGTAAAGACACCAACGAGGAGTAACCCAAATGGCCACCAGCACTTACCTATCCAACCCAGTAGTCACAATCAACGCAGTTGATATGAGCGACCAATGCTCAAGCGCAGTGTTTACGCGCATGATCGAGAGTCTGGAATCAACGGCGTTTGGCCAAACAAACAGGTCATACGTTGGCGGATTGGAAAACTCCACGCTCACCGTGACAATGTATAACTCGTTTGCTGCATCAGAAACTTACGCCACGCTTAAGACTCTTGTTGGTACACAAGTGACAGTCAAGATCAAGCCAACCAGCGCTGCCACATCAGCAACTAATCCAGAGTCAACTCTGACAGCGGCCTACATGGAGTCGCTACCAATCGTCAACGGCCAACTCGGCTCGTTAGATGTGATCGATGTGGTTTTTACTGGTGGCGCGTACTCAGTAGCAGTCGCTTAACTAATTCTCGCCGGCAACGGCCCGACACGAAAGAGGCAAGATGCAATTAAGACTTAAAGCCACGTTTAACGATGGCACAATCAATGAGGTTGTAACCAATCTCTCAACGGTTGTGGCATGGGAGCGCAAGTACAAACGCAAAGCGTCAGAGATGGCATCAGGTATTGGTGTTGAGGATTTGGCATATTTGTGTTATGAGGCAACCCGTGCATCCGGTACAACCGTGCCCGGCACACTTGACCAATTCATTGCCACACTTTTGAGCATTGATGTTTTGGAGACACAAGACCCAAAAGCGGTCACGGCTCAGTAAGGCGCGCGCTGGCAGAGATCGTTGTTGCCACCGGTTACTGGCCGTCAGAGATTACATTTGAGGCAGATGATATGAACGCCGTGATTGAGATACTTAACAAGCAACGAGGCAGCCGCTAATGGCCGCCACACCAGTGCACGCGGTAAACATCACTGGCGTACAGCAAACATTAAAAGCGCTCAACACGTTTGATAATCGTTATCGCCGGCAAGTAACTAAAGACATTAAAAATGCTGGTGATCAGATCATTAATGAGGCTCGATCAATGGTTGCACATTTTGACAACTCAAAAAACAATGGTGCACCACTGTCTGGCATGGTGCGAGGCCGTGAAAAGAATTGGAAAACTAGCGCGGTGCAGGCAGGTTTTAAGGTCAAGGTTGGTGTGCGCGCAAGCAAAGAGCGCTACGTCAACTACCAGCGCGGTGGCATCCCTAGCGGCGCTAAAGGTCGAGGCACGCAGGGCACATACACAGAGCAAGTTGCCTACGGCTCAAAGCCTTACCAGTTGATGGTTATTCAGCAGGCTGATGCGGCTGGTGCGATCTACGATCATGCAGGCCGTCAAGTGGGCACATCTACATTTGTGACCAATCTTGATACTGAGGTAGGGCCAGAGCCACGCGCAATTGATATTGCCGTTGAGCGCAATAAAGAGGCAGTCACAGACAAAGTGCGCCAAATAGTACAGACTGTAGAGAACTTAATTAGCAGAGACATCGAGGCGCAAAGTGGCAATTAACATCCCAATTATCTCAAGTCTTGATGGCAAGGGATTTGAGAAAGCCATCTTGCAAATTAAAGCGCTGGAAACTACCAGCCAAAAAGCAGGATTTATTGCAGGCAAAGCATTTTTGCCAGCCGTTGCAGCAATGGGTGCACTCACCGTTGCAGCCGGGTACAGCGTTAAGGCAGCCGTTGAGGATGAGGCAGCACAGGCACAACTTGCACGCGCACTTGTCAACGTTACGAACGCTACAGATGCACAGATTGCAGCAGTTGAGGAACAGATCAACAAAATGCAAATGGCTACTGGTGTGGCTGATGATGAGTTACGGCCAGCGTTTGCATCATTGTTACGAGGCACAAACAACGTGGCTATGGCAACAGATGCACTCAGCCTTGCAATGGATGTCTCAGCCGGCACAGGTCAAGATTTAGCAGGCGTATCAGACGCGCTTGCAAAAGCATACGGCGGCAATTTTAAGGCTCTCAAGCAACTCTCACCAGAGATTTACGGGATGATCAAAGATGGTGCATCGCTTGATGATGTGATGACGGCGTTGGCTGGCACGTTTGGTGGCTCGGCTGCAACGGCTGCTGGTACAGCACAAGGACAATTTAAGCGGCTCAACGTGGCGCTCGATGAGGCTAAAGAGTCAATTGGCAAAGCGTTACTGCCAGCCATCACAGCAGTGTTGCCATACTTGATCACGTTTGGTAATTGGGCAGCCGATCACACAGGTATTTTGTTAGGTGTTGGCACAGCCATTGCTGCAATCGCTACCGCGCTCATTGCGTTTAAGGTCGCACAAGTAGTTGCCAACACTGTCACGGTCATAACTACAGCACTTAACTGGTCACTTGCTGCCAGCGCTGCCGCTGCCAACACTGCACTCACTCTTGGCGTAGGTGCAGCCGCTATTGCTGCCGGTCTTGTTGTGGCGGCTGGTGCGTTTCTTGTATATAAAAATGCAACTAAATCTGCCACTGAGGAAACAGGCAAGTTTAAGGAACAACTAGGCCCAATGCTCGGCCCTGAATTAACCAACACCTACGAGAAAGTCACTAAAACTGGTGGCGCTGTAGATGACATGGCAGCCAAAATTAAGAAAGCATCAGACGCATTAAAGACCTACATGGTGGCAGCGCTTGAGTCTGCACAAGGCGCGCTTGAGGATGCACAAGGCGCGTTTAACGATTTCGCTACCAGCGTGTCAGACGGTCTTAAAGATGCGTTTAGTTTTAAGGATGCTAAAGACGCTGGCGATGAAACTGGCACAGGTTTCTTGGCAGGTTTACGCTCACAGGTTAAAGGCATCCAGAGTTACAGCAAAGATGTGAGCACGTTGCTTACGCTTGGCTTATCGCAAGACGCATTGCAAGCGGTACTTGATGCTGGCGGTGAGTCTGGTGCAGCGATCGCAGCCGAGTTAATTAAGGGTGGCTCTACAGCAATTCTAGAAACTAATGCGCTAGTTGAGTCAAGCCGTGTGGCTGCCGCAATCATTGGCCAACAGGCTGCCAATCAGTGGTATGGCGCTGGTGTGTCTAACGCGCAATCATATTTGCAGGGTGTTGAGGCGGCGTTTGATGAGGCACAAAAACGGCTTGGCAAAAAAGGTCTCAAGATCGCAGACATTAAAGGCATCTCAGCATCGTTCAGCGAGTCGCTTGCTGGCCCATCAGTAACACCAATCAGCATGGCTCGACCAGAGCAGGGTGGTGGCGTACCGGGTGGCGGTGTAGTGATCAACGTGAGCGGTGTGATGACTAACGCGCAAACAGGGCAAGCGGTACTAGACAGCCTACGCGAGTACACATCGGTGTACGGGCCACTTAACTTGGCGATTAGGTAATGGCTGGCGCAGCCGTCATCTCTGGTGGCGATTACCTACTAGAACTCTCAACAGGTTATGACTCGTCAGCGTTTTACTTGGATGACTCAACGCTCAACGGCACTGCCGTACTTAACGGCGATGGTGTTGATTATGTAGATATCTCAAATCTTGTGCAAGATATTACGGTGAGTCGAGGCCGTAAACGGCCACGCGATGTGTTTGGGCCGGGCCAGATGGCGGTGTCAATTAACATACCGAAAACAAACCGTGACCTAGACCCGTTTAACACCTCTAGCCCGTATTACAACACGCTCACAGAGCAGCCCGGTCTTGCGCCGCTAAGAGACATACGGTTAAGCCGTAACGGTGATCGCATATTTACAGGCAAAGTCACTACGTTTAATCAGCAATACACAATGGATGGTTTAACCCAATATGCGGTGTTTGCGGCAGATGATATCTTTACCCTTTCACAGGGTTTTTTGCCCGAAACCGTGACCAGTAGCCAAACCTCGTCAGCGCGCATTACAGCCGTTTTAACGGCCGCTGCCTATACAGGCTCAACATCGCTCACAGCCTCACCTACAGCCACGCTAGGCGCTTACACAATCGCATCTGGCACTAACGTAAACGCCTACCTCAACCGCATCCAAGACGCAGAGCAAGGCCGCATTTTTTGCAGCCGCACCAACGTGCTCACCGCGCAAGCCAGAACGGGCACAACTCTCTCAGCACCTATCGCCACGTTTACTGATGCTGGCACGGCGTTTGATTATGACGTGCTACAAGTCGAGTTTGACCAGTCACCAGTAATTAACAATGCGAACGTGACCATTGAGGTTGGCGGCACATTACAAAACGCTAACAACACAGCCTCAATTAGCCAGTATTTTACGCAAACACAAGCCATTACAGACAGCCTTTTAAGTAGCAACGCACAGGCTGCCACGCTGGCCAGTTACCTACTTGTGCCAATACCGTTGCCACGTTTTACCAGCATCTCCACCAGTTACCTCACTCTCACAGATGCACAAAAAACCACAATCACAACCGTAGAGATCGGTGACACAGTAAGCGCCGTCAAGACATTTACCAGTGGCAGCCCGTTGACCATTACACAAGATTTAAGCGTTGAGGGAATAGAGCACCGCATCAATGTCTCAACCGGGCATCGAGTCACGATCTACACGGCAGCCACAACCGTGCTGTCAGACCTGATTTTGGATGACCAGACGTACGGCATCATCAACTCAACTAACGCATTAGGGTAAAGTACAACTATGGCAAACACACAGACAACCGTGCCACTCTTTGTAGATTACCAAGTACTGACCGCCGCACAACAAAACACCAGTGCCGGCACAGGCGTACCAGTTTTTGCTACAACCGTTACTCGTGATGCCGCGTTTGGTGGCAGTAACAAAGCGTTGGCAGAGGGTCAACTCGCTTACATCGAGGCCAGCAACGTAGTGCAGTATTACGATGGCGCGGCGTGGGCTACTGTCGGGCCTGCAACGGCTGGCGCGTTGGTGCGTGTTGGTGGCGGCGCATTATCTGGTACTAGCACAGCGTTTGCCAATGTGTTTAGTGCTACTTATGACGCATACGCTTTTACTATTAGTAATTTAACTACTACTTTAGCGGCCACCGTAAACTTAACTTTTGGTGCTGCAACTTCAAATTATTATTATGCAGGAATTAGGGCAGTTTTTGCAACTGGCGCTATGAATAATAATGTGGGGTCAAATGTTTCTGCATTGTTTGTTGGTGCTACAAACACCGACACAACTGGAGTAAGCGGTACTTTTGTCAATCCATTTCTTGCTGCTAGAACAATGGTAAATTATTCCACAATAAAATCACCATTAGACGATGCAGGAATGCTTACAGGCATTTTAAATAACACAACTTCATATACAGGATTTACTCTTACAGCAACCACAGGTAATCTTGGTGGCACAGTAAACATCTACGGCTATTCACTTAGTTAGGGCATAACATGACAACACCACAAACACGCATCATTAACGGTGACACAGTGACAGACCGCGACATGAACGCAGACGAATTAGCAATACACAAAATTATTCAAGACGACATAAAAGCACAAGCAAAAGCGCAAGCCGACAAAGCCACAGCAAAACAAGCCGTACTTGACAGGCTAGGAATTACAGCCGATGAAGCCGCGCTACTACTCGGCTAATGCAGGCGTTATGGGTTGCATTAGTCGCAGGCGGTTTTACCGTCTTAGTCGCAATAATCAACCGCGCCGACAAAACATCCCGTAAAGAACACGCAGACACATACAAAGCATTAGGCCGCATAGAACAAAAAATAGATGGGCACGTGGTAAACCATGAAAAATCTTAAAGCGCTTGCATCAAGTTACGGCAGGTCAGCAATCAGCGCCGTGCTCGCCGTTTACATGACCGGCAACACCAACCCGTCAGACTTAGGTAAGGCTGGCATAGCAGCATTACTGCCACCACTACTGCGTTGGCTAAACCCGAAAGATCAAGCATTTGGCCGTCATACCAGCCAACCCTAAAATCATTGGCTCACGGCCGTACACGGGCAACAGTGACGGTGCGGTTAATGCACCTCTGCCCGGCATGGATGAGTTCATCCGTCAATGCATAAAGTATGGCGCTGGCGCGTTTTGGAATAATGGCTCATGGGGAATACGCGATATGCGCGGCTCAACCAATTTGAGTGTGCACGCCACTGGTCGAGCAGTTGACTTGTCATATCGGATGTCAGAGAAACACGCCACCGCAAACCGCAAAGGCACTATTGCGTTTATCAACATTGTGTTAGCCAACGCAAACGAGTTAGGTGTTGAGTGCGTGCTCGATTACTTCCCTAAAGCATTTGGGCGTGGCTGGCGTTGTGATCGGCAAGCATGGAAGTCATACAGCAAGCCAGAAATACACGGTGCGCCGGGTGGCGATTGGCTGCACGTTGAGGTAGCACCATCGTTTGTCAATCAACCTTTAACCCTTATTCAGCAAGCGTTTAAAAGGGTATTCACCGAATTGCCACAGTGATGCCCTAAGGTCGGATGACCGGCGATAAGGGGGATGCAATATGGCTGATGCCAAAACATACGTTTACGAGGTTTACACGACTCGACTAGACACCGAACAGATGGTGCTGATACAGATATTTCGCGACCCTGACAACGGCCAAGTGTTACACGCACAACTTGCGTTTAAGAACGCAATCGGAGACTCATGGGGAACACCTTACCAACTGGAGAAAAAATGACTTACTTAGCGATCAAAATAGGTGCATGGTTTATTACAGGTTTAGCAGCATTTACATTGCTATGGGATGCCAGCAAACCACCAGAACCAAAACTGCAACCGGGCATACAGATCACCACCACGCTCAACAGTGTTGTGCCAGTGACCGTTGCGCCAACTACAACGTTGCCGTACAAAGGCTGCATGGAATACTTAAACGATGCAATAGTTGCCGGCTGGCCAATAAGCGAGTCACCTACAATCTTGCGAGTCATGCAAAGAGAGAGCGCGTGTGACCCTCTGGCGCTTAACTCTAAAGACAGCAACAACGGGAGTCGAGGCTTATTTCAGATTAACGGTGTGCATCAAACATGGCTAATCAAAGAGGGTTACATCAAAAAACTTGATGATCTCTATTTGCCCGATGTCAATATCAGAGCCGCGTTACACCTATGGCGTATGGTTGGCTGGTCGGCATGGGCGCTGCCCAACCCATGACCGACACACCACATCCCGAAACAGGCATCAGCCAAGAAACGAGACGCGCAATGTATCCCGATACTTACAGCGACAAATACAACAAAGTGTTTAAGCAATTCATAGATGACATTTTTAGACCTAACCACGTGCCAAAGCCAGAGCAACCAAATCACAGCATTTTAATTGACGAATTAGAACTGCTGTATGAGGCACACATGACCGTTGGCGGTCAACAAAACAGGTTTAACGCCTCAGTGATACGCGCGGCTATCAATGTCATTAAAGCGTTGTAAATTATGTGGGCTAATGATGCGCGGCACACACCATGCAACCAACCCAAGCAAAGTTTTGTGGTGTCATCCCGGCTTAAAAGCGTGTGCTAAAGTCAAACCAATAAACCCGACTAAGGAGACCCGACATGAGAACGAGTGACCATCCATCACTGCCCTACAACGGCAAAAGCGGCCACGTTGCAGCATCTAAAACATCTACAGCGCGCGCATTACATGAGGATGCAACAGGTGTGACAGGTAAACGCCAGATAGCCATACTTGATGTCTTGGATACGGCAGAGTTTGGCAAAACATGGTCAGAGTTAGGCAACGAACTAAACCTGCATCACGGTCAAATATCAGGCGCGCTTTCAGTACTACACAACGCTGGTCGAGTGTTCGCATTACGGCGCGAAAGAAACAACAGCCAGATTTATTACCATTGCAAATACCGCACATCATTTGGCGATTACGAGCGCCTAGATTTTCCAGTTAGAACAACACACGCACAAGCCTCAGACGCACTAGATGCACTCTTGCTGGCCGTAGATCAGTTGCTTGAGTGCCAAACCATGCAAACAGTTGCAGCGGTACGTCACGCTAACGAGATGTACAAGTCGGTTAAACATGGCGTTTGATCTTGCACTTTACGAGACAGTTGCACAACGCTTAGTGCGCTGGTGGACAGAGTTTGACAACGGCCGCATCATCACCACTATCCATCACTATGACGGCTCAACGATCATTATGCGTGCTGAGGGATACAACAACGAGGACAGGCTTATTGCCACCGGGTATGCAGAGGAAGTGTTTGGCAACTCGCCAGTCAATAAAACTAGTTTCTTAGAGAACTGTGAAACCAGCGCTATTGGCCGCATGATTAGCAACAGCAAGATTGGGCACACGGGCGAGCGCACGTCATCTGAGGAGATGGCAAAGGTTAACCGGCTAACCGCTACGCCTAAGCCAGATGCACACGGCAGTGCTACAGCCAAACAGATTGCTTTTCTAAAGAGCCTTGCGCGAGGTAAGGGTTGGGATGATTTACAGTTGCTCGAATACATCCACAAACTATTACAAGTTGATGACGTAATAGTTGAGACATTAACGGCTGGTCAATGCTCGGCTGTCATAGATGGGCTAAAAAAATGAGCCGGCACGTTTGGCTTGCATTAGCGCTGGCCGTGTTATGCGCCGCGCTTATGGTGCGATCTGATAGAAAGTAAAACTTACACAATCGGCTAGTACCGGATACCTAAGCGAGTCGCATCGCGGTTGGATGATCTGCGGTAACGCAGTTAGACCAGCGCGCCCAAAACCTGATAGACGAGAGGCGATGTGCATAGCGTTGGTGCGGCCTGTAAACATAATCAGGCAGATGTGCAAGGTAATCGGATTGAGGCAGCCCGATGGGTAGAGCATCATCACACTGTCTCGATACACACATACAGATCACATACACTTAACAAACCGGCACAACAAAGGCAGGCCCGACATGACACACAACCAACCACAATCTGAGAGCAAGCCGCTCTCTTGCGGCGCGGTAGCAAATGGGTAAACACATCAAACCCAGACGCAACAAAACCACCAAACATTACGTGTGTCAACGCTGCAACAAACAAATGACAATGCTTGGCTCTGGCAGACCACCAAAATACTGCTCTGAAAAATGCAGATATGTACCCAAACCACGCACCAAACTAAAAGGAACGATGATGTCACGAGGCAAAGATGCAGTACTCAAAGACAAACTGTTACGAGGCGAGTGTGTGCTACATCCCACATACCATCAAGGCAGACGCAAGTTTGTAACAATAGAAAATCATCGGATGTTCGCATACGATCACATAGACCGGTCAACAAAAAAAGGAACAATATCTAAATTAGTTGACTCAGGGCCACGCAACCTAGAGACAGAATTGATGAAGTGTCAACTGGTATGTCATAACTGCCATGCAATGAAAACATTTGAGGACAAAGATTGGTTTAGCCACGACAAAGAAACGTACGAACATCCTCGACTGTTTGAGGGTTAACCATGCCGGCTAAACGCAGATCAACAGAGCACGACTCAGCCGTGTACCTACGCAACCGCAAACTGATATTAAGTGACAACCCACCATGCCATTGGTGCGGTATCAATGCTGCAAGTGAGGCTGATCATCTCATTGAGACAGACAGAGGTGGCACGTCAGAGATTGACAACCTCGTACCAGCCTGCCGTAAATGCAACGCAACAAGAGGCAACCTCTACAAAAACAAACGCGATGACCAACGCACACGCCCAAAACAAAAACCAAAAGTAATGACCGCAAACCCAATGCCAGCAACGGTTTCAGAACACGAACACTCGCAGCGTTTTTTTTCTGATCATCTTCCCGTC